TGACGTTGGTAATCTACCAAAAGTAAAAGCTGAACAATACTTACGTGATGTAATGGCAAGATATAGAAATAAACTTGTTTATGACGCTTCAACAGGTGAGATTAGAGATGACAGAAACTATATGTCAATGTTAGAAGATTTTTGGTTACCAAGTAGAGAAGGTGGTAGAGGTACTGATATTTCTACATTACCAGGCGGCCAAAATTTAGGAGAGATTGCTGATATAGAATACTTTAGAGCAAAACTTTATAGAAGTTTAAATGTTCCAGCAAGTAGATTAGAGGCAAATCAAGGATTTAATTTAGGTAGAGCTTCAGAAATTACTAGAGATGAATTGAAGTTTACTAAATTTGTTCAAAGATTAAGAAAGAAATTTACTGAACTTTTTAATGATTTATTAAGAACACAATTAATCTTAAAAGGTATCATAAGTGAAGACGATTGGTACACAGTAAGAGATAGTATTAATTATGATTTCTTACAAGATGGCCATTTCGCCGAATTAAAACAAACAGAAATGTTAAGAGAAAGATTAGCGTTGGCCAATGAGATGAGAGATTACATTGGTAAATTCTTTTCAGTAGAGTATGTTAGAAAAAATGTACTTAAACAAAACGAAAGAGAAATTGAGGATATGGACAAACAAATCAAAAAAGAAATTGATGACGGCATTATTGCTAGTCCTACAGCTCAATCTTCCGATATAGAAAATATATAAAAGGAGTAAATTATGGCAGATATAAATGACAACACAAAAAACTTTATAGATCAGTTATCACAAGGTAACAGCGTAGATGCTGGAGAAGCATTTAAAGACGCTTTAAGAGATAAAGTAGCAAATGCTTTGGATAATGCTAGAAAAGATATTGCTGGTAATATGTTTAATGGAAATGTTGAGGCAGCAGATCATAGCGACCCTAAACCGGTTGTAGCAGATCCAGGAACTTTTAATCCAGACGGTTCAATTTCGCCAACTACAACAGCAGGACAATCTGCTGATGGTGAGGCACAAATAGACTTATCACAAGGTGTAGAAGATGCAGGTGAGCCAAATAGTTAAAGAAAACTTACAAATAGATTCTAAAGCATTTAAGGAATTAAGTCCTAAAATGAAAGAAGCTGTAAGTGATATATTTAAATTGATTGAAAAAGAACAAGGTAATGCTATTAAACGATTTGAAAATGCTGTTAATAAGATAGCAGAATTTCATAATATTAACGTAGAACAATTTGATGAATATTTTGATAAAGAAATATTAGAACAATTAGGAGAAAAATAAAATGGCAACAGTTATAGTTAAAGGAGAATTTGTAAATAATCCTTCAACAAACAATATTGGTAATGCTCAGTTTGTACATTGTGTTGCTACAGGAGCTGCTCAATCAGTTGTAGTAAAAAATGCTAGTGGTACTACATTAGGAAATATTTACTTACACGCTGCTGGAGATTCAATGATAATTGAAAAAGCACCGACTGATACAATTACTATTGTAGATGGTCACGCAAGCGCTGTAGGTTCACCAAGAAGTTAATTATGACCATATCTACGACCAAGTTAGTTGATGATGATGATAAAATTATTGTTAATGCTAATGGTGTAGGTAGTGAAACGGAACAAACACTTGTTGATGTTGTAAATTCAAACAACGCTTCAAGCGAACCAAAAGTTTCAATTGCTAACATTCAATACGAAGTTGTTGGCACAGGAGATGTAACTGTATTTTTTAAAGGTGATACATCAAAAAGTGTTATAATAAATGGTAGAGGTAATTATGGCCTTAAACCAAGTGAAGAAAGAATTAAAGACGCAATAGGAGATATTTTATTAACAAGTGACTCTAACGTTACAAAATATAATATTGTTATAGAGGCACAAAAGGAATCGGGTTATACAAATGGCTGATACAGTAACAACACAAACAATCGCTGACACATCTGGTGTTAAGTTTGTAACTAAATTAACAAACTTTTCAGATGGTACAGGCGAAACTTTAGTCAGAAAAGTTGACGCTTCTGAACTCACTTTTATGACCGAAGATGGCAATAGAAAGATTAGTAAAATTTGGTTTTCAATTAACACAGCAAACTCAAAATCGGCCGTAGAATTAATATGGGCTGGTGCTACAAACGCTACTGCTATGTTATTGTCAGGACAAGGTTATTTTGACTTTAGACCTGCTGGTGATGAAATACCAAACAATGCTACAACACCAACTGGTGATGTATTATTATCAACTAAAAACTTTGCTAACGGTGATAATTACACAATAATTGTAGAGTTTAGATAAAAAAGTTTATAAATATATACATAAGAGAGAGAATTTATGAAACTTATTTCCGAAGAAGTACAAAACGCCGAATATCTTGTAGAAGAAAAAAACGGCAAAAAAGAATACAAAATAAGAGGTGTATTCTTACAATCTGAAATTAAAAATAGAAATGGAAGAGTCTATCCAACTGAAGTGTTGGTTAGAGAAGTGAACAGATATACAAAAGAATTTATCAATAAAAACAGAGCCTTTGGTGAGTTGGGACATCCAGATGGACCAACAGTTAATTTAGAAAGAGTTTGTCATATGGTTAAGTCTTTGAAACAAGACGGCAAAGATTTTATTGGTGAAGCAAAAATTATGGACACACCATACGGAAAGATCGTAAAAGGTCTTATTGACGAGGGTGCTCAATTAGGAGTATCTAGTCGAGGTATGGGGTCTTTAATACAAAGAAACGGTGTAAACTATGTAAAAGATGATTTTTACTTAGCTACGGCCGCTGATATTGTGGCAGATCCATCTGCTCCAGACGCTTTCGTAGAAGGTATTATGGAGAGTAAAGAATGGATTTGGGACAATGGTGTACTCAAGGAAAAAGACATAGAATCTTGGAAAAATCAAGTCCGTACCGCTAGACAGCGTTCATTAGAAGAAGCTAAATTAAAAGTCTTCGAATCGTTTCTTAAAAAGCTATAGTTTTATAAATATATACTACAAAGAAAATTTATAAACGTTTATAAAGAAAAAAGGAGATTTTCAATGGCCGAAACAGAAAAAAAACTTGAGGCGATGGAACAAGAAGCAGTGGTAGAGGCTAACGCCGCTAATCCACAAGCTGATGCTCCAAAAAAGAATGCTGTAGCGGCTGAACCTTCTCATCTGAAAAATGATGCTGAAGATTTAGGTGCAGCTGTTGTAAAACCAACAGACAGTAATCCTGACGCCACAAAGAAAATGAAACAAGTTTCTGGAGATCCTCAACAAAAAGCACAAGGTTCAGCTGACGCTATGCCTAAGCTTAAAGAGGAAGAAGAAGCTGATTCGGATGAGAAAAAATCTGAAGTTAAAGAAGGCGAAATGCCTAAAGCAGCTCTTGACGCTTTAGAGAAATCTAAAGAGAAAAAAGAGATGTCACACGAAGACGAAAAGAAAAAAGATATGAAAGAAGAGTCTGAAGAAGACACTATTGACGTATCTGCTGACGTTGAAGCTTTAACTAAAGACGAAGACTTATCTGAAGACTTTAAAGCAAAAGCATCTACAATTTTTGAAGCAGCTCTGAAATCAAAAGTTTCAGAAATGAAGAAAAAAATGAATGCTAGCTATGAAGAAAAATTAAAAGAAGAAGTTGAAGCTCAGAAAGCTGAACTTACTGAAAAAGTTGATTCATACTTGAACTACGTAGTTGAAGAATGGATGAAAGAGAACTCTATCGCTATCGAAAGAGGAATCAAAGGTGAGATCGCTGAAGACTTTATTTCTGGCTTAAAGAAATTGTTTGAAGATCACTACATTGATGTTCCAGATGAGAAGTACAATGTATTAGAAGATCAAGCAAGCAAAATTGAAGAGCTTGAGAAGAAACTTAACGAACAAGTAGAAAAGAATGTTGAACTTAACAAAGCAAATGGCGAAATGAAAAGACAAGACATCATTGATGAAATGTCTGCTGATTTAGCTGACACTGCTAAGGAGAAATTCAACAAACTTGCTGAAGAAGTTGAGTATTCTAATGAGAAAGACTTTACAACTAAAGTTGCAACTATCAAAGAAAGTTACTTTGGTAAAAAAGTTGAAGCTAGTGGTAATGAGATAGATGATGTAGCGGCAGGCGAATCTTCACAACCTGAAGATTTATCTAATGCTATGGCTGCTTATACCGCCGCTATAAGTAAAACAAAAGACATTAAATTGTCTAACAAATAAAACGGGAGATAAAAACAAATGTATTTATCAGAACAATACGAAAAAAAATGGCAGCCAGTCCTAGAACACGCTGATCTTCCAAAGATCACGGATTCTTACAGACGTGCCGTTACTGCTACTATCTTGGAAAACCAAGAGAGAGCATCAAAAGAAGACGCTGCTTTCTTAAATGAAGCTGCTCCAACTAACGCAACTGGTTCATCAGTTCAAAATTGGGATCCAATCCTAATTTCTTTAGTTAGAAGAGCTATGCCTAATTTGATTGCTTACGATATTGCTGGCGTTCAGCCAATGACTGGACCAACTGGCCTTATCTTTGCTATGAGAAGCAGATATACTAACCAATCAGGTACTGAAGCATTATTTGACGAAGCTGACACAGATTTCTCTAGTAGAAATGCTGCTGGTGACTCAACTGCCGCTTCTGGACCAACTCAATCTGGTGCAAACCCAGGTTTATTAAATGATGATCCTGCTGGTGCTTACACTAGAGGCCAAGGTATGGCAACTGCTACTGCTGAAGCTTTAGGTGATTCTGCTAATAACGCTTTTGCTCAAATGGCTTTCTCAATTGAGAAATCAACTGTGACTGCTAAGTCAAGAGCTCTTAAAGCTGAGTACACTATGGAACTTGCACAAGACCTTAAAGCAATCCACGGTTTAGACGCTGAAACAGAATTGGCTAACATCCTATCTGCTGAGATCCTTGCGGAAATCAATAGAGAAGTTGTAAGAACAATTTACATCAACGCTGAAATCGGTGCATCAGACAACGCTTCTACAGCGATTGGTTCTGTTAATGCTATCAACACAACTACTGCTGGTATCTTTGATTTAGATACAGACTCAAACGGCAGATGGTCAGTTGAGAGATTTAAAGGCCTAATGTTCCAAGTTGAGAGAGAAGCAAACGTTATCGCTCAAAGAACAAGAAGAGGTAGAGGAAATATGATTATCTGTTCTTCAGATGTCGCTTCTGCACTTCAAATGGCTGGCGTGTTAGACTACACACCTGCTCTTAACAATAACCTAAACGTTGACGACACAGGTAATACTTTTGCTGGTGTATTAAACGGTAAGTACAAAGTGTACATTGATCCATATAGTGCTAATAACGCTGCTGCTCAATACTTTGTTGTAGGTTACAAAGGTACTTCACCATATGACGCTGGTATATTCTACTGCCCATATGTACCTCTACAAATGGTAAGAGCTGTTGGTCAGGACACTTTCCAACCGAAAATTGGGTTCAAAACAAGATACGGCTTACAAGCAAACCCATTTGCTGAAGCAGGCGTATCTGACAATGCTGTAATCAATGGCGCTGGTAATGCTAACGCTAACAGATACTACAGAAGAGTCAAAGTAGCGAACTTAATGTAATCATTTTGATTTATTTAAAAAGGGCGGCCGTAAAAAGTCGCCCTTTTTTTATGCACTAAATAAAGGACAACTATGAAAAAAATATTAATTCAATACCTTTACATATTCATTATAACATTAATAATGTTACTTGTTTTTACTTGGGCAAATGCTTGTG